TCAAAAATTCATATGTCCCTGACCACTGTTTAAAGGGTGCGGAGGCACATGATCGACCTGTCCGGGTGTTACGATAAAGCGCACTACGGTTTCATGAGTAACAAAAGTGGTTCCACAGTTAATGTTTTGGCACTGGCAATAACGCTCTTTCGTATTATCTGATACACGAAAGCTACTGCGAGTATGTGCCGCGTGTCCGCATTTCGGACAATTCATCATATCCGTTTCTCCCCAAGTCATTACCCGCAATCCCATAATGATACACGAACATCCGTTTTGTGAACATTGTCATTCCATTTCTAAATCATCTATCTTTACCTCAAGCTCCAGAGTCGTAGTGAAACCATTATCTGCACTGACACTATGCGTCAGCGTGGTAATGGTCCATTCGGCATCATCAATGGGCTGTTTAAAGCCGCTCACCTTCACCGGCATTTCGGTATACAGATCAGCCCTTCCCTCTGCGAGCTGCAGGGAGAATGTTGCAACCCCGCGCTGCAGACGCTCCCACTGCATCTTTGCCGCACGCGCTGCGTTGCTGCGGTTTGCATAAGTTCTGTTGAGTACCAGCACGTTTTCATCCGTTCCAACCAGGTAATCACCCTGTTTTGCTTCCGGCTCCTTTGCCGCGGTGGTTTTCTTTCGACGGCGCTTAACCTTTGCTGTCTCTTTTTTCTTTGGCTCACGGGTATGGAGCCAGCTGGCAATCACCCCCGTATAGGCATCGCGGTCGGCCAGGGTAAAACGATGACCGTCACCGGCCTGGCGGGTTATGGTGATAACCGGCAGCGGCTTACCGCTTGCCGTTCTGCCCTGCCCCTGGCGGATAAACAACAGATTGCCGTCCTTAACTGAGGCTATCGCCCCATACTGCCGCGCCAGCTTCATCAAAAAGCTGGCGTCGCTTTCATTAGTCTGGTCAAGATGATCAACAGGTTTGTCCATCAGGTCCTGCCCCAGCGCCATTTTTAATTTATGCCTGGCGGCGATTTCCTTCACGACTTCGCCCACCGTTGTCTGATGCCAGGACTTTTCACGCCGCGTATTAAGGGTTTCACGGAAATCTGCACTACGCGCGCGAATTGTGAGACGGTCAGGCGCGCCGCTGTGCTCAATCTCATCGACAGTAAAGGCCCCTTTCGGAAAAAGCGGCTGACCTTTCCACCCCAGCGCAAACTGAATAATGGCTCCCCGACGCGGCAGAACGATTTGACCGTCCGAGTCGTCCAGTTCCAGATCAAGCTGGTCCGCTTCAAAGCCCCGGTTATCCGTCAGCGTCAGACTCATCAGGCGCGCATCCAGCACGGTAGTCACATCTTTACCTTCAATAGTGATGCTGAAACCGGGGGTTTTGCTGTTCAGATTCAGAAGATCAGAGCTAAAATTCACTGCAGTAACCCCCCAACCGTATTTTTCATATTACCTATCGCAGCGGTGGCGGAGTCCTGCAAATTACTGAGCTGATCGCTGAGGCTGCCAAACATATCAGACAGCGATTCATCCACCCGTTTCAGGCTCAGCGAAAATTCGATGCGCCGGGGCATACCGCTCTCAAAAAATTCTGTTTTTGTCTGGCTCAGACTCTCGATCACAAACATGCCGTAAATCGTCCCGCTCCCCTCAATCAAAGGCCAGGCTTTCCCCAGCTCCGCCATCTGCTCCAGTGCCAGCAAAGACAACCTGCCGCCGGTAATCTCCGGCAGCAGGACGCCGGACAGAGTAAGCGAATCGTTATCCGGCCCAAGAAACTGCGTTGTCGGGCGCCGGTTTACCCGGCTGTTAGCAGCGTGCCGCCAGCTGCGCTGATACTGCAGCTCCTGATAGGGTACGGTGCGCAGCATGAATACGTACAACCCCAGCACCATCATCATTATTCGTAACCCCCTCGATCACTGAAATTACTGCGTGTTTTTGCCCTGGCCCGGCGCTCACGCTCATCAAGCTGCCGGGCCACCTCGCGGGCGATATCCTGTGCGCTTTGCCCTGGCTGGGCGACAATATGAATTGGCGCACTTATCTCGTACTTAATTACCTGTGGCTGTCTCTCTGCCTTTGCCGACGGCGCCGGTTGCGTCCTGACAGGTACACTGTACGGATGAATTGGCGCGGCTTCTGCCGGGGCAGCCGCCAGGCCCATTACGCCAGCGACCACGGAAGCGAACACCTTCTGGCGCATAGCCATCGGGTCAGCCCTCTTATCCGTGATTTCCGTAACTGCCGGTGCTGGCATGACAGCCGCAGCGATATCAGCCAGCTCCGCAGCACGATCCCGACCAGGACGGTTTACCGGGGCGTTAACAATCTCAGGCGGCAGTATTAACCTGCTTTCAGGCCGTTGCACCGGGCTGGCTGTTACATCACGAACCGGGCTTACCGTTGCCGCCAGTTTCACCAGCTCAGTAGTACGATTGATTACCGGAAGATTTGCCGGACCGTTCACACTATCAGGCGGCAGAACTATCGCGCGTTCAGGATATTGTTTAGCGCTGGCCGGTTCCGTCCGGGAAGGATTGAGCGTTGCCGCCACCCTTGCCAGATCAGCAGTCCGTTTCCTGCCGGTGACACTGGCGGGCCCGTTAACGATCTCTGGGCCATTCTCACCCACGATGCCGAACTGGCCGCGCGGAATGGTACCGCCGCTGTCGTACATGCCAGCAAAACCCATCGGCGGGAATCCGCCAGGCGGCAGCACCACTTTACCGTCTGTGTTTACCGTGGCTGGTTGCTGCCGCGTGACCTGCTCAGGAAGCTTCGCTTTGGCCGCTTCCTTGCTGACAATGCCAAGTTTTTCAAGCAGCCAGGACACGCCCGATTTAAGCGAATCCAGCGGGTGCATGACCATGTTCAGCCCTGCCGCCAGCGCCTCCCCAAACTGCCGCCCCATCGACGCCGCGCTTTGCAGCTCTGCAGAGGTGGATTTAACCGGCGTCAGCAGATCAGTAAACCAGCCCCACAATGCCTGGACCTTGTCACCTATCCACTGGAAAACAGGCTGCAGTGGCTCAAACGCCGCACTGATAGGCGCAGCTGCAGCTTTGAATCCTTCAACCACTCCGCCTAAAAATGCGCTTATCGGCTGCCAGTATTTCCAGACAACCAGCGCCACGCCAGCCAGCGCCGCCACAACGAGCCCTATCGGACTAAGCAGGGCGCCCAGCAATCCAGAAATCCCGTACAGCGCAACGCGAAGGAGAGCCAGCGGGCCGGACGCCAGAAAACGCAGCACGCCACCGGCTGCGGATAATCCCCCACGCAACGCGGCCAGCGGATTCATTACCATGCCGATAATGTTGCGAATACCAGACATTCCGCCGCGAAGGACAGCAAGCGGCGCACCGGCCAGCGCTTTCAGCGCGTTGCCAGCCAGCCCGGCAGAACGGCGCAGGGAGTTAAGGGGAGACGCCAGCAATCCGGCGCTGCTGCCGGATGCAGCCAGGCCACGGCGCAACAGGGAAAGCGGCGCATTTGCCAGCCAGGACAGCGCGCCGCCGGTGCGGGTCACTGCAGACATAACGGAGGGGAGTGTTTTTACACCCAACACGGACAGGCCAAAACGGATCACCGCCAGCGGCCCCAGCAAGGCAGCCACGGCCACCGCCAGCGTGCCGAGCACAACTGTGATCGCAGCTGTGGCTGCAGCCACTTTCATCAGCGTGCCCGCCAGCTGCGGGTTAGCCTCAACCCATCGACGCAGTGCCCCGGTAACGTTTTTGACGTACCCCATGATATCCATCAGCGGCTGGCGCAGGGTTTCACCCAGGCTACTGAAAGCGTTCTGCGCGCCCGTTTTAACAAGCAACCACTGCGCGGAAAGTGAATCCTTATTGATATCGGATTCTTTCTGCATGGAGCCGTAAGCCTCAGTGCCTGAGGTGAGTTTCAGCTGTCGCTGCAGCTCCGGCAGGTTGTTTGCAAGCTTCGCCGCATCGTCGCCAAACTCCTTGCCAAATATCATCGTCATGGCGGACAGGCGTTTATCCTGCGGCAGCTTGTTGACCTTCTCCAGCACGCGCTGAATGGTCCCCATTGCGTCCTTTGTCATCTGCTTTTCAATCTCTTCTGGATTGAGTTTCAGCAGATCCATACCCTCCATGAACCGCTTGCTCTGCATGGTTGCAATCGACAGTTCGCGCACCATCGCATTTGATGCGCTGGCGGCAATTTCGGGCGCGGCGCCCAGAGACAGGAAGGTGGAACCCAGCGCGGCCGCCTTTCGGAAATCAAGCCGGTCGGCCACTCCCCCCATGCGCTGCAGCACATTGATGATATCGCCGCCCTTAGACATGGCGTTATCGTCCAGGTAGTTCAGGGCATCGCCAAGCTGTTCAATATTGCGGGTCGGCACTTTATAGAGCTGCGCGATTTTCCCCAGCCCCTCCGCCAGCTCATCAGCGGGCAGCTCGAATGCCGTTGCGGCCTTTGCTGCAGTGGATGCAAAGGCCAGCAGGTCACGCTTCTGGTCTTCGTAAGAATCATTCTGGTTTGTCACGCCCATGCGGGCGCCACCTTCAACCAGCGCGGCATAGTCGATGGCGCCATTCTCCATCGGCAGCTGTTCACTGGCGGCCTTGATGGCATCCTGCATGTCGTAAAACTGTTTTGTGCGGTTGCCGTTGTCGTCCCGCAGCCCGTTAACCTGCTTTGCCACGCCTTTCATCGCATCTTCCATGCTGGCATAGCTTTTAACGGCAGCCATCACCGGCGCGCCCATCGCCAGCCCGGCGGCAGTAGTCGTTGCTCCGGCGCCCGCAATACGATCCCGCACCTCAAGGCGCCGCGAATACTGATCGCGGACGGCGTTCATACGGGCCTGCTGCGCGCCCAGGCGTTTAAGGGATTTCTGCTGTCGGTCCAGCGCCTGCCGGGTTTCGTCGGCATTCTGCCGCAGCTCACGCTGCGCACTGCTCAGCTTTTTGGTGTCCAGCCCGGCCTCATTGAGCGCAAGACGCTGACGCTGCACCGACTGTCGCAGGCCGTTGTATTTGCTCTGCAGCTCGTTAACGCGGTTTTTTGCCTGCTCAAGCAGACGAGCCTGCGCCGCCGTCGGGCGGTTTGTGGCCGAGAACTGCGTGGCAAGCTTCGCCGCTTCTTCGCGTGCGGCTTTCAGACTGTTGCCGGTGACGGCCAGCTGCGCGCTTGCCTTGCGGAAACCGTCAATACGGCCCGCCTGGGCGTCCAGTTCTTTTAATCTTGCGCGGCTTTGCTGAATGGCGGTAGCCAGCTCTTTAGAGCTGGCCTGCGCTGATCGGAATGGGCGGGTGAGCCTATCAACCGCATTAAGAATTACCTGCAAACGCAGATTAGTGTCACTCATCGCTGGCCCCGCTTCTCTGAATCGCTTTATGCCGCCACTCCAGCACTTCGGTCAGCGGCATAACGTCAGTGACGGACGGCGGCCAGTGAAAAATGGTGGCGATATCAGCCACCAGGTCTTCTAGCGTCAGGCTGTCGGCAAACCGGCAAGCACCGATTTCTTCAACAAAAAAGTGACCACCTCAACCGACAGCGCGGTGAGATCTGCGGGGTCCATTTCAGCCATTTCCTGAGCGGTCAGCGCGGGCGTAGAGATGCGGGGAATAATCGTCATCATCGCGCCGACGTCCATATCCATGATCGCCTGCAGACGGGTGCCACGCAGCGCGCCGGACTGCGGCTTGCGCAGCACAATTTCGGCAATTTCGGTTTTGCCGCGTTTGATTGGGGTGTCCAGCTGTACGGTTTTTTCAGTCTGTTGTTCGCTCATTGTCATTTCCTGTTAATAAGGTACTGGCGCGACTGCCCGCGCCTTTAAAGTAGATCAGAGGCCCAGGGCGTTGCGGTGTTCTTCCATCAGGTCCACGCCATCAACGATTTCAATCATGTTGATCACATCAACCTCATAGAGCACCTCGCCGTTGATGGTCAGCTTCGCGTAGCTGTTGGTGCTGCTGACTTTTGTGGTGTTGCTCTCCCCGGTTTTCCATTCGCCGGAATCGACTTCTTTATGTCGCCCGCGCACAACCAGCTCAACGGCCTGCACTTCGCCGGTATCGTCACGCTGAATGGAGCCGGTGAAACGCAGCTGGATACCGTCAACGGTGGCTTTACCCATCTGCTTGAATAACAGCAGTTCGGTGCCACCGATTGAAAATTCCGTGTCCAGCGCGCCATCATCCAGCCCCAGATCAACATCAGCCGAACCGGGCATACCGCCGCCGCGATACTTTTCAAACTTGCGGCCGAATTTAGGCAGGGTCAGGGACTCAACGATCCCCTGATAGTTATTCCCGTCGTTAAACAGGTTCAGGTGTTTTAACTTGCGTGGTAAAGCCATATTGTCCCCTTACGCGCTGACCTGGCTGGAGAAATCCAGCAGATACTGATCGGTGATGCGCTGGCGTAGCATCAGGTTTTCCAGAGGCGGTACCGGCGTATAGTCGTAATCGATAGTGAGCTTCCCGGCTTTCAGAGAATCTTTATCGTTTACGGACTCATCCAGCCAGCAGTCGGCGCCGATGATGTAGCCCTGCGTTTTCAGGTTGCGCAGTTTGGCGCGAATACCTTCGATAATGTCGCGGGCCAGCGACGGGTTAAGCACGCCATCAACCGCCCACATGTGCGCTTCGGCGATGGTGTCAGCCAGTACCTGCGCGGTGCGGGTGTAGTTTTCAAAGGCAAACAGAGGATCGTCACTGAGGCAGCGGGAGCCCCAGAAACGGAAACCGTCTTTGCGGATCAGCGTGGTGACATCGTTCTGGTTCAGCAGCCCCGCATCGGTTGCCGGGTCCTGCAAATCCCAGAACACATCCGCAGAAATGCCGGTGACGCCGTTCACGCCCACGTTGGACAGGGATTTGTGCCAGCCGGTCTGCTCGTCAATTTTGGCACGCAGACCAAGCGCACGGGCTGAGGCGTAAGCTGTTGCGTCACCATTCAGCACGGTGTCAAAGCTGATGAAATCAGGCCAGATCAGCATCCCCTCGCGCTGGCTGAAATTAGCGCGGTAGGCAATGGCTTCCTCTACCGTTTTGCATCCATAGGCGGACAGATAAGCAAACCCGCGCAGACTCTGCGCCACGCTCAGCAGTTCAGTGGCAACCGCCTGCGTGTCGTGCCCCGGCACGCCCAGAATGCGCGGCTTAACGCCGAGCTGGGACTGCGCAGATAACAGCGCTTTCATGCCCGTTTTTTTACCGTCAGCTGTCACGCCGCCGATAATGTTAGAGGTTGTCTCCGCTTCGGTTTCACCCTGTGCAACGCGCACAACGACGGTCACGGGTTTAGCCTGGTCGGCAATTGCATCCAGCGAGCGGGCCAGCGTGCCGGACTCGCCTGCTTTACCGCTGGCGGTCAGCACATCGGTCAGCAAGACCGGCTTATTGAGGGGAAACATGGACGCATCAGCATCATCGCCGGTGCAGACCATGCCCACGATGGCGGTGCTCACCGTGGTAATGGATCGGGTGCCCTCGTTGATTTCAACAACGCGCACCCCGTGGTGGTAATCCTGAGCCATAAGGCAGTCTCTCCGGTTTACAGGGGGTGTGCCTATGTTCTGGTTGATATGCACGCGGCGCACGCGGCGGGCTATGTATGGTGAATGGCACAATGGAAAGGGCAAAAAAATCCCCGCAGGCGCGGGGACGGAATTAATCTTTGGGTGGTTCAGGCCAGTCAATATCCGGTGCCAGCGATGTATCCACGCGCGTCAGCAACACGCGGTATTTTCGCCAGGCATCATAACTACTCTTTTCTTGATCGGTTGCCATATCCAGCTCAACGGCATCCTGCAGCGGCTCTATTTTCTCAGCGGCACTTTTGATAAGTGCTGCTTTTGTTGCTGTCGCTTCAGCAATGTCTGCCGCTGCTTTCTCCGCTTCATCTGTCACCCAGCGTTCACCATTCCATTTATCATACGGTGTCGATGGAGGGTAGATAGTAGTATCAGCAGGGTAATCGCCCGGCACGGTAATTTGCTGTTCTGCCCCGGTTCTGATATTCCAGACCGTTTCACCGCGATGATCAGCCAGATATTCCCATCCGGTCAGTTGACTGTTCCGGCAGACAACATAACCTTTTTTTGCTGCCAGTGGCTTGTCCGTACAGGCATTTGCCGGAATGCTGACGCCCACCGGAATAAACTCCGTTGTTTGTGACAAATAAACCCGCGTCAGGCTGTCATAATTAAAAACCACAACCTCACCAGCCACGACGGCAAAACCATTTTCTATAACTGCACTTTGCATTATGCGGCCCTCACGATGTAGTTGAATGCGATGTTACGCGGTCGGGTTTCTGCCGATGTTCGGGCCACACGGGAAGCATCAAAGGAATAGTTTGCCTGTTTGTAATTTCCACCCGTAGGCGTTGAAGAAAGGTTTGGTGTCAGTGTATTAACACTGAATGCTCCCGATACGGCGTTATTTGGACCGACAGAAATATCCAGAAGCGTACCGGTAATATTCTGCAGAGCATCATACTGCCCGGAAAGCAGCACACGCCCGGAATCAACGCCTCGCCCGTCATCCCAGCCTCTCAGAAACTCACCACGTAAATCTGGCAGCGTCAGTCCAGGATATACCTGCGCAAGTTTCGGGTACTGTGCAGCAGTGAAAGCGGCTCCATTGCACTTCAACCAGCCAGCGGGGGCTGCCGCAAGAGGCCAGGGTACAGGAATACCAACTGGCAGAGCAGATCCTGCCCCCAGACCAAGATTATTCAGAAACGCGGAAATATCGGCAATATCAGCGCCGTTAGCTGATTTATCCATTTTCCCGGCAAGCGCATTGGTCATGGTGGTGGCAAAGTTCGGATCGTTGCCTAATGCTTTAGCCAGTTCGTTGAGCGTATCAAGTGCGCCCGGCGATGAATCAACCAGTGCCGCAATCGCTACCTGCACAAAGGCCGTGGTTGCGAGCTGCGTAGAATTATTGCCAGCCGCCGCCGTCGGCGCTTTTGGCGTGCCGGTGAATGTCGGACTGGCTTTCGGCGCATACTGCGTATGGGGATCGTTAGCGGCAATATGTTTTGCCATCAGGTCATCCACATACACCTTCAACTCCAGCACCTTGTCATCCACATACTTGCGGGTTGCCAGCACTACTGCTGGGTCAATTTTCAGGGTGATATTGTCTGTGCTGCTGGTAATCAACACCATTCGCACGGTCTGCGTGCGCCCGCTCCCCTCCGCCAGCTGCGGCTTGTAGCTCTCCGGGCAGTTGCCCACGGCAATCAGCGCGCCGGTATCATCGAACAGACCGACTTCACGAATCCACCAACCACCCTCAGTTTCGGGGATCACCTGCTCAGCAATAATCTGACTGCTGTTCTGCGGATCGATATACAGCATATTGAGAGCAGCGCGCCGCTTCTCAGCAACCAGCTTTGTCTGTTGTGCGCTTGGCGTCGGCAGCACGCCGCCACCGTCGCCTACTGCCATCTGGGTAATTTTCAACGGGACACCGAGCGCGGCTGCGCTTGCCAGTTTCGCCGCGCCGATATCCGTCAGCAGGGTATAAAATTTTGCGCTCATGGATTCACTCTCATTGTGTCAATAACATGGACCGCCCCGCCCTCATATGCGGTTCCGCCGGAAATAATGGTTTCGTTGATATACGGGTAGATCGTTATTTCTTCGCCAGTGTAGATGGCTGCGCCAACAAAACATGGCCCGCTCGTCTGCAGGTTTATAGACATGCCGATCAAATGCCTGCTGCAGGGTTTGGCGTCACCGATGAGGCGCTCCAGCTCCAGATAGGTTTCCTCTGTTATGCCCTGGTCCTGCACCCCAATATCCAGGCGAAACGTGCCCGGTGCCTCACCTGTCTGCCACCATTCAATGATGCGGATCAGAAAGCCGAACGGCTCCACAACACGCCGCACAGCGCTGGTTGTGCCCTTGTGCTGATGGATATAGAACGCATCCTGCACCACGCGGCGCTTCACGCTCTCCGCCCATCCTTCGTCCCAGCGATCCACCGAAAAGGCCCACGCCAGATACGGCAGAAACTTGACCGGGCATGTTGCCGGGTTCCATAAATCGCGCAGCGGCACCTGCAGATCGGAAATTCCGCTGCAGGTCTGCGCCAGGCGGCGCTCAAGCGGCGATGAACCAGGAGGAAGCAGACTATTCATCCGTTCCCCCGTTGGTTACGCTCCATTCCGTACATGAAGCGGCTTGTGTCTTATCCAGCACCACATCAGCGAGCGGCGAGGCCAGCTCAACACGCTGCACACCTTCAACATGCAGCGCGGCATAAATAGCACTGCGGCGAATATCGCGCCCCAGCCTCGTCTGGCTGGCGATATATTTCTGCAGGCTGGCCTTTGCCGCCTCCATCACTGGCTCAGCTTCTGGCCCCGGGTAAAGAAAGATCGTTGCATCCACGCTGTACGGAATAATTTCAGCGCTGCGCACCGTCAGACGGTCAGCAACCGGCCGCACGTTCTCACTGTTAAGTGCCTGTTCAACCACCGCCAGCAGGTCCGCCGCTGCCGTTCCGTCGCCCTCACGGCTCAGTACGGTAAGCACCACCTCCGCCGGTGCCGGGCTAGTTGCGCTGGCGTCAGCGACGCGCCCGTCCGTGCTTTTAGCGTGAAACTCATAAGCCGCCGTTGGTCCCGCAACGGAAAGCCCCTCAAATGCAGCAGGAACACGCAGGCGCAACGCCTCGTCACTTTCCATTACCGCTGCGACCGGCGGCACCGCGTCGTTATCTGCAGGTGTAACCGTCAACCGCTTCACGTTGTAGTTGGCCGCCATCTGATCGAGATCGCCGCCCATGGCATAAGCCACCATGACCGCCTGCGCTGCCTCGTTGATACGCTGGCGCAGCAGGATTTCCCGGTACGTGTTTTCCTGCAGTTGTTTGGTGATGGGTTCAGATTCCAGCTCAAGCGTGCGCCGCACCGCGTCCTGTTCGTCTGCCGGATACAGGGCCACAAAGGCGGCCTTACGCTCAGCCAGCAGGAATTCAAACTCCGGCACGTCAACGATTTGCGGCGCGGGGAGCTGGGAAAGGTCAATGAGTGCCATTGTCTGCTCCTGTTGATACCGAAAGAGATACAGGCGCTCCGTTATTGCGCTTCCCGGTTAGCTCAACCACCATGGAGCCGTCAAAGCTGCTGTTGATGGTGATGGAATCCAGCACAAGCCGAGGCTCCCAGCGACTCAGCGATACGTAAACAACCGCCATAATCTGCAGGCGCAGCGCCGGGTTCTGGGGCTGGTCAATCAATGCTGACAGCAGGGAACCATATTCCCGGCGGGCTATACGGCTTCCCTGGGGAGTCAGCAGAATATCCCTGACCGACTGCCGCAAATGGTCCGCATCAGAAATGGCTTTGCCATTGTCCTGATTCATACCGATATACAGCGTCATACAGGACCTCCCGATGTATCGCCGCCGGACTTAACGCCGGTATGACCGTGTTTATCGACTACGATCCCGTTAGAACTCATGGCGCCGCCGCCCTGGGTGACGCCACCATTGATCACCACCTCGCTGTTTATGCGCGTGTTGCTTGCTTCCACCACAAATTCCCCCGTTTTCAGGGTTATGTTATCTGCCGCCTCGATCACCATGGATTTGATACCCCGCACATGCCAGCGGCCGGTCGCGGGTTCATATTCAAACCATCCACCGTCCGGGTATTCCGTTACGCAGCCGTCCACTGAGTCCGACGGCGGCGCGAACTGGTTGGAATAGATCGCAGGTAAGGCAAAAGCGGTTTCCAGATTGCCGCCCATACTCAGCACCACCACCTGCTCATCCGGCGACGGGCACCACCATGTACGGGCACCGCCTGCGCGCAGTGTCAGCCAGTTAATCCAGTTGGTTTCAAGCTCACCCACTTTCACCCGGCACAGCCAGTTTTCCCGGTCCACTTCGGTTACGGTGCCGGTGCGGATCAGGTTGGTGATAAGGCGCATGATTTCTGTCAGTTGTGCATTCATATCTTTAGCTTGCCATCGCACACATTTGATATGCAGTGTGGTAATTTGTGTCATTAACTACACAATGGTGATGAGGGTTCGCATGCAATCCAAACGAGATCTAAATGGCGCTATATTTAATACGGAGTTAGACAGCTTTTGTAGGAAGTATCTTATTAAAAGAAGCATCCCCCTTAGCAACAAGGAAATCAACGAAGCGCCTAAATATTACGAAGAAATAAAACTATCACTATTTGAAAGTTTTACCCTCCACAATGAAGTTAATTTCAAAGTTGATGGCGAGAACATTCCTTTAACTATTTTAATAAATGAAATAGGATTAAGGGGAGTTGAAGAATTAATAGATGATGGAGCACTTAGCTTTACCGTGTGGTCTCCTCTCGTTCTATATATGAATGATAACCAATATGGTGTAGACCCTTTATGCGCGGGCCGTCGAAATGAATCCGTATTTTTCGACCCAGAAGAGTCAATTCGTACAGGACTTAATTTCATGAGGAGTCCATTAAGAAAAGGGGAAGTTAGAGCTTTAACACGAAAAGTACGTGACCTTTATTTTTCAGTCCCTAAAGGTATGGAGAATGACAGCGTTAGTGTAACTATGTCTGCTCTCGAAAGTGGAAAACTTGAGAGGCTGGGGCTAAGCCTTAAAAATAAAGATAAAAATAATCTTAATGAATCTGAAAAACAGCAATTGATTTCCTGTGCCTCTGATTTATTGGGTTACAAATATCTTATGCAAAAACGCGCTCAGGTTAGCCCAACAAGCAATATAAGCACTCTCCTTGAAGACTCAATGCAAAAAGCCACAAACCTATCTAAAGATGAAATTTTTTCAGCGATTGTTCAATTCGAAAACATGCCTGATATTAAAACATCTTTCAGAGATATGGGCATGCCTATGGACGAACTCGTTAAATTCAGAAAAAACAAGAGTACAAAAAAATTCAGAAAATGGATGTCAGATTTAAACGAAATATCATCACCTATTGAGGCCCAAAGATTTTATTCAGAAAGCAATGCATCTCCACGTGGATTTTTCGAAACATTCTGGGGTAAGTCCACTAAAAGTGTAACAATGATGATGATCGGTGCTTATGCTGGTTCTTTTGCTGACACTAAAATTGGCACAATGCTTGGTTTGTTCGGTGGATTAGTCGCTAATAATGCAACAGGTTATATCTTAGATATGGCCGATGAATATCTTCTATCAGAGTTAACAAAAGGTTGGACGCCTAAATTATTTATTTCTGAGCTTAAATCACTTAACAATAAGTATTCACTATAAGAATTTACGACCTGTTTGAATTTATCAAATGCTTAGCCATTTGATAAAGGTTTCTTTTATTAAATCTTCAATATATCCATTTTTACCTAGCAAGCGACGCGCTGGGTACCGGACCTCCGGGCCATTGCGTCTGACTCGATCACGCAGACCATAATGGTGAACACGGGCTATGTGCTGGACTTTCCCATCAAACAGCACGCTGGCAGAGTTCGCAGTGGCTGCGGTCTTCAGGTATTTAGTAGTGCGCAATTTGGCGAACATCTGGCGCTTGATGCGCCCCTTTTTACTTCTGGCCGTCACCCGGCGCGCCTCAAAGGCGGTGCCGTCTGGATTGCGCTGCAGCCTGATGTTTTGCTGTTGCGACCGGCGCAGCTCCTGCGCCAGTTGTCGCATCATACGGTTGCGGGCTGCCGGTTCCAGATTCGCCAGCAGGGCCGCCAGCCAGTCATCCACCCTCTGCAGGTCATCCACGTTTCACCGTCCACATTTCTTCGGGTACGTCGGGTTCCGGCACCGCTTCAACGCTCGATACGGTGCCGTCTGTGCTGACAATCACGCGCTCCGTGAGCTGCAGATTGAGGCTGATATCACACAGATCGTTGCTCAGGATATCGACGTCAAAAGTAAAAAGTTTTTCGCGCAGCTCCGGGTTGTTAATAGCGTCCGGTTGATTGGTCATTAACCAGAGCAGCACGGGCGCCATCACTAAATTCTGGTCGCCGCTAAAGTCTTCAATCACCACGTTCAGGGTGTAGCGATATTCCCATGACATTGAACGGGCGCCGGTTGCGACCAGCGAACCGTTATCAACAAAAAGGTGCAGTTTGTCCGGGTTGTCACGGACATACGCCACCGATTTATTCAGGGCGTTGCGTAAGGACTGCGGCTTGTTCACTGTCTAGCTCCTGACACGCTATGATCGTGTCCACTTTGTCGGCACATGCAGCCCAGGCGGCCTCAGTCTCATCCAGCACCTGGTTCAAATCCCCATTACTTCGCGGCGCTGACCTGTCCAGGCGGCACTGCGTCACTTTTGGACAACCACTCACGGTAAGCTGCACCTCCGGCGAGGGGCGGGCGGTCCCGCAGCCTGATAATGTCAGCAGGCAAAGGAGTGTCAGCCCAGCGGCGTAAATCCTCGTTTTCACGTTTTAGCTCCTCGATCCGGCGCTGGCGACTCCGCAACAGCGCGGAAGTCTCCTCTGCTGCAGCATAAAGTTGCGTCTGCGCCCGGCTGTTGGTTTCGGTAAGAATGGACAGGCTGATAAGCTGGCTGTTTTTCTTCGCCAGCTCCTGCTTGTTATTTTTAAGCGCCCAAGCCTGCGTCGCGATGGTGTGACCGGCATTGTTGAGCCGCCATGACTGCCAGCCCAGCAACGCCAGCACCAGAGCCAGGATCACCGCCAGCGCGCGCGTCATGCCCCCGCCCCTTTAAGGCACCAGGCAAGCTCACGGTCGCGCCTGTTTTCCAGCCCTTTATTCCGTTGACCATTTACATAAATCCAGCGGGGGAGCTGGTTGCACGCCTGCCACCATTGCTGGCGATTGATGTAAGAAACCATTGTTGATCGGCAGATTGCCCCCGTTCCGACATTAAAGCCGATACTGATCAGGGCATCGTAAACATGCTGAGGTGGCTTAACCTGCAGGCAGGCTTCAATCCTTTTTTCCGTCAGCAACACGTTATTAATCAGCCCCTGCGCGGCCTGTCGCTCCGTTATGGTTTTACCCGGTACTACCCCGGACGTATTGCCGATCCCGTCAGTCCAGACCCCGGCACTGCACTGGTATGGCTGGAGGCGACACCCTTCGAAATCAGCAATCAGCTTCAGCCCCTCGACGGAGGTATGAAGCGACTGAAAGCCCGGCAACGTGGCGGCAATCGCCAGCACCGCGCCGACCAGGCAACGCTTAACGATTGAAGGACTCATATTCCCCCCTGGATATTCTGCCGTCCCGCAGCAGCTGGTAGGCTTTCCAGCGTAAATAACAGGTCACCGCCGCAGTAATAATCCCCAGCGCAAGACCGGTGATGGTCGATACATCTTTAAGAGACAAATCGCCGAGCCATGCCAGAAGCAGGGCAACGCAGTAAGTGATAAAGGCGCTGAGTCGTTCAAGCGTCATAGTTCAGTCCCATAACTGGACAGTCTGCGCAGTGGTTGACGCCGTGATATCCGGCAGCTCCACCTGCAGCCCGTGCGGTAAAAAGGGGCCATATTCAGCCAGCCCCGGATTCGCCTGCAGCACCTGTTCAGTGACTCCCTGCGTGCGCCCGTAATGGCGCCAGCAGAGTGCGTCCACCGTGTCATACTGATGCGCACGCACTTTCATCAAATCAGCTCCACCGTCATATGCGGCATATCGCGCAGGCGGGACTCCGCCCAGCGCACATCGCGCCACAGCTCGCCTAAGGTTGTTTCGATATCTTCGGCTTTCTTGCTTCCGTCGCCGGTTGCGTCAAAATCGCGATAGCGCTCAACCAGATTTGCTTTTGCCCAGCAAAACACCGCACGGCGATACAGCATGAGCCGCTGGCTTTCGCCGTCGATCACATCAGCAGGGACGTCGGTCAGGCTCGCATACCCCTGCGCCCGTTGTTTCTCGCGGAACTCATAAAGATCGGCGTTAACTTCAGCAATTGCTGTCAGCAACGCCAGACGCAGGCGTGGATCGGTGACACTCCCATCCATGCGCATATCACGGCGAAACTCTGAAACCCTGACATCAGGCCAGAAACTGGTGTTTTTAATAACGTCCTGGGTACTTTCCCCGGCCTGTTCCGGCGAAACGAATTGCATATTTCTGGCACTCCCAAATAGTTGGGCGGTGGACGGGGTTTTGACGCGGCATAAAGCCTGTCGCCACCCCGTGCCGCCCCGCGCGTTGGCACGATTCGTTAAGCCGACATTGCCTGTCGCAATCGGCTTTCAAGCTTGTTGATTTCGGTTTTGACGCCAGAACTGTTATCCAGCTGCAGGGCACGCTTCAGATGGTTAAGTGCCGCCACTGCCTGATCGTTATCCCGCAGTGCGTAGCCCATCGCCTTATGAAGTCGGGCACGGGACTGATCCGGCATATCCTGACCTTCAACGATATCGAGCACCTGGGTAAGAATGGCGGCACTGAATGATTCACCGGCAGAAAAAGCACGCATTGCCGCGTCGGCAAACTCTTCCGCAACAGCGGTCCCGCAGGTCCGGTTGAAGCGCTGCGGCAGGATCCAGCCGTGTTTAATGGCATGACGGGCAATGTCCAGCGCGCCGGTATAGTCTCCGGCATCAATGCGCCAGATCATGACGTACATCGCCACGTCGTCCTGGCCTGACGCGTCAGCATCCAGTAAACCGGCAATCCATGAGGCATAAGCGGGAAGAAACTCACGTTTGAGCTGAGCCTTGCGCTCATTTGACTGGACGGTTTTAAGACGCCTGCGGTGTTCTGTCAGCTGTAACAGCATCTGGTTGTAGCCCGTCAGGCTGGCATTACTGCCGCCCTGCCGGGCGGCATCCTGTGCCTGTACATACTGAGTGTGAGCACGGAACGGATTCATTTATCACGCTCCGGCGCCAGCACCGCCAGCTGCCTGCGCATCAAGCGCGCCTTTCACCGCTGCCGTGACGATTTCCTGGATGGTTTCAGTTGTCAGCGCTGGGCTGGCATTGCCACCTGCCTGTACGGGCAACAGTTCGATGTTCTCAACCAGGCAAACGCCGTCGTAATCTTCGACAACATACGCCTCGTTAACGGACTCGAAGTTCTCCACGCGGTCACGCTTCGGATTGTCGATGACCGAACGGCGGCGGGAGCCTGATTGCCAGTAAATAGACAGGTTATCCAGGCGGGTGATCAGCATGGCATTCGCCGGGAAGAACGGCGCACGAACGGCCGGGAGGTTGCCGATACGCTTCTGGCTGACGATAAGATCTGCCGCCAGTGTTTCGCTGTTTGGCTGGTCACGGTTGACGATCGGGAAATATTTATCCGCCAGCAACTGGCGCCCGACGATAACCACAAGCTCCGTATCTTCCTGATACCACGGCGCGATTTTCTCATTCACGGCGCCCATAACCAGCGCGTCCAGATTCAGGAAATCACCGCCTTTACCAACACGGATAGTCTGAGAAATCACCTCGCCTTCGGACACGATCTTATCCATTACCTGAACGGGTTTCTCCTGACGGATTTTCTCCAGCCAGCCGATATTCACATCCTGCAGCAGTGGATAGGTCGCGCGGTCTGACGTTTTCTCACGCTTCACGCCGTTGAAGCCGATCATGATGCGGTCAAGCGCCTGGCGGGTAATGATGGCGTCACGGATACGCGTCTGGAAGTCCTGGAATTTGGCCCATAAATCCAGCTTCGCATAAGGCAGCGCCGTATCAGAGTTAGTCTGGGTACACTTGTACCCTTCACCGTCGATGTAAGTCGGATCAACGGGCTCACGGTCTTTCTGGGTGGTATCAGTATTTCCGGCAATACTGGAACCAATACCCAGCCCCAGACGCTCGCCGGACTGCTCATCAACCGGGATAATGTTGATTTTCTGCAGGAACGAGGAAGACTCCTGGATTTTCGTTTCCAGCGTCTGCGCCACTGACGGCTCAGCCGTATATTTCGAGGCGATATCGCTCACAGATACGCCGTTGAGTTTGGCGAGCTGCGTCAGATAGCCGTTGTATTTAAAACGTGTCTCTTTTTTCATTGTGCTTTTGCTCCGTCAGCAATCGGTGGTTTGTTCTGCGCCGTTATTGCCGGTCGCATTAGGGCGGCGTTCGCTGCGGCTGTCCTGGGTGGAAAGCTGCTCACGAAGGGTGGAGAGTGCGCTGGTTGTCTCATCAACAACCTTTTGCATATCGCTCAGCTTGTTGCTGAAATCGGCCTGATGGGTGCTGACCTGCTCCGCCAGCGTCTGATGCTCACGCGCGATGGTTTCAACAGCCTGATTAACATCAGCAAAGCGCGCGTTATCATCGGCGCCTTTGCGGGACAGCAGCTCTTTCACGCGGGTAAACAGGCTGGTTTTTTCCGGCACGTCTTCAAACTCGATCAGCGTTTCAAGAGCAGCGGTAAACAGGTTGTCTTTGTCCAGCTTGCGGCGCGCCAGGGGGTTATGTTCTGCGCTGGCGCTGAACTGCAGCATTTCAGTGCCGAGGCTTGCCGGATCGTCAGTAACCGCCAGACCAACCAGATAAGCGGAGCCGGTATCGGCAAAGCTGGTGTTAACTTCCATTGAGGTGAAAAGCTTCTGCCAGTTACCGGTCATGGTGACCAGCTCGTCCGTCGGGGCAATCCAGCCATACAGCGCCATCTTCCCGGACAAAGCCCCTTCGGTGATTTCTTCCGCTTCCAGTTTTTCCACCATGCCAAAACGACGGAAAGGCCCATCAGGGGTAAAACCCTTGATGTGTTCCATATTGATCAGCGCGGTGTATACCTGCGGGTTATAGCTCGCCGCCATCTGGGTGATCCAGTCACGTTCAATAACGCGCCCGTCAGTGGTGGCCCCTTCGACCCCAATACGAAAACGCTTAGATTTTTTTGCCATCGGTCCGGCTCCGGTTAGTTAGTTCGTAACACGTTCAGAGCCTTATGTTTGCGGTGATAGGCGCGTGTAAACAACGCGTTGGGCTTGTGCGAACTCCCACACAATGCGAAGCCGGGGAAAGTGCTGATTTGAGGCCGTATGTTTGTGCCATGACAACACTGACCCCCGCAGACCTCGATCCCCGTCGTCAGGCAATGCTGATGTACTTTCAGGGATACCGCGTAGCCCGCATTGCTGAAATGCTGGGCGAGAAAGTTGCAACCGTTCATAGCTGGAAAAAACGCGATAAGTGGGGCGAATATGGCCCACTGGATCAGATGCAGCTCACCACCGCCGCACGTTATTGCCAGCTCGTCATGAAGGAGCAGAAGGAAGGAAAGGATTTTAAAGAAATTGACCTGCTGGCGCGTCAGTCCGAACGACAGGCCAGGATCGGTAAATTTAACAATGGCGGGAATGAAGCAGACCTGAACCCCAACGTGGCCAACCGCAATAAAGGCCCGCGCAAACCGCCGGAAAAAAACCTGTTTACCGACGAACAGGTCGAAAAGCTGGAAGAGATTTTCCGCGCCGGTATGTTCGAGTACCAGCGCCACTGGTGGGACGCTGGTATCAAACACCGTATCCGCAACCTCTTAAAGTCACGCCAGATCGGTGCAACCTACTATTTCGCCCGTGAAGCGTTAATAGATGCCCTGACCACGGGGCGAAATCAAATCTTTCTGTCAGCGAGTAAAGCGCAGGCGCACGTTTTTAAACAGTACATCATCGACTTCGCAAAAGAGGTGGACGTTGAGCTGAAAGGCGATCCGATGGTGCTGCCTAACGGCGCCTGTCTTTACTTCCTCGGTACAAATGCCCGTACCGCGCAGAGCTATCACGGCAATCTGTATCTTGATGAGTATTTCTGGATACCGAAATTCCAGGAGCTGCGCAAGGTAGCCTCCGGTATGGCGCTGCACAAAAAATGGCGTCAGACCTATTTCTCTACACCTTCCAGCCTGACGCACAGCGCCTACCCGTTCTGGTCCGGCGCCCTGTTCAATAAAGGGCGCCCGAAAGCCGACAGGGTAGAGTTTGACCTTTCTCACAGTAGCCTGGCGCACGGCGTTTTATGCCCTGACGGCCAGTACCGCCAGATAGTCACCATTGAGGATGCCGTAAACGGCGGGTGTAACCTTTTCGACCTGGACCAGCTGCGCCTGGAGTACAGCCCGGACGAATATAACAACCTGCTGATGTGTCAGTTTGTTGACGATCTGGCGTCCGTGTTCCCGCTGGCGTTGCTGCAGTCCTGCATGGTTGACAGCTGGGATGTATGGGACGATTTCGAACCGCTTTTACTGCGTCCGTTTGCATACCACCCTGTCTGGATCGGCTATGACCCGGCAAAAGGAACGCAGAACGGTGACAGCGCCGGTTGCGTGGTCATCGCGCCTCCCGTCGTCCCCGGCGGTAAATTCCGTATCCTTGAGCGTCACCAGTGGCGCGGGATGGACTTTCGCGCCCAGGCCTCAGCGATTGAGGAAATCACCAGACGCTACAACGTGACCTACATCGGCATTGACTCGACCGGCGTTGGCGATGGCGTTTACAAAACGGTTAAGCAGTTTTTCCCTGCCGCGCGTGAGTTTGTCTACAACCCGACCGTAAAAAATGCCCTGGTGCTTAAAGCCTACGACATCATCAGCGGGCGCCGTCTGGAGTTTGACGCGGGGATGCTGGATATAGCGCAGTCCTTTATGTCCATTCGCCGCTCAACCACCGCCAGCGGCAACCGGCCAACCTACGAAGCAGCCCGCACAGAGGAAGCCAGCCACGCGGATTTAGCCTGGGCAACCATGCACGCACTTTATAACGAACCACTGGCAGGAGCTTCCGCCAGTACCAGCAACATCGTGGAGATTTTTTAATGGCTAACCGCAAAAACCGCAGCAAGGCACCGCGCGGCCAGACCGCCACCGATACGGCCAACATGGTCAGTAATGCACATGCGGAGGCGTTTACGTTTGGCGATCCGATCCCCGTGATGGACCGCCGGGAGTTATTTGATTACCTGGAGTGCGTGCAGGTAGACCGCTGGTACGAACCACCGATCAGCATGGATGGCCTGGCGCGAACTTACCGCGCCGCCGTGCATCACTCCAGCGCTATTCAGGTAAAACGCAATATTCTTACCAGTACCTTCATCCCTCACCGCTGGCTGTCTAAACAAGCCTTTTCCCGGTTCGCCCAGGACTTTCTGGTATTCGGTAATGCCTACCTTGAAAAACGCATGAACCGGTTAGGGCAGATCATGGAGCTGAGCGCCTCGCTTGCCAAATATACCCGTCGTGGCATTGACCCGGACACCTACTGGTTTGCACAGTATGGCTACAACTCGCAGCCCTATCAGTTTGATGAGGGAGGCGTGTTTCACCTGATGGAACCCGACGTTAACCAGGAGCTTTACGGGATGCCGGAATACCTCTCCGCCATTCCCTCCGCCCTGCTGAATGAATCGGCCACGCTGTTTCGCCGTAAGTATTACCTAAACGGTAGCCATGCTGGTTTTATCATGTACATGAGCGACCCCGCCGCCGATCAGAAAGACGTGGACAACATACGCGAAGCGCTGAAAAAATCGAAAGGGCCAGGCAACTTCCGCAACCTGTTTATGTACAGCCCGAACGGCAAGAAAGACGGCATTCAGATCATCCCGTTGTCAGAAGTCGCAGCGAAAGATGAGTTTCTAAACATCAAGAATGTGAGCCGTGATGACATGCTGGCAGCTCACCGCGTGCCGCCGCAGCTGATGGGGATTATTCCAACGAATACCGGCGGGTTTGGCGATGTGGAAAAAGCGGCGCGCGTTTTCGTTCGCAACGAACTTACTCCCCTGCAGGGCCGCATCAAAGAAGTTAACGAGTGGCTGGGTGATGAGGTGATACGCTTTGACCCCTACCTGACCGATGAAGACTGACACTCTCCCGGCCAGCCTTTGATATCAACCGCCCTCCTCCGGGCGGTTTTTTTATTCCCTTGCGCCTATCACACTATCAGAGCGCCTCAGCGCCTCGCTGAGCGGTCCTGCGCTTTCGCCACCTGGCAGCTCACGACGAAACGCAGCGCCTCACCACGACGCAGGCGCGCACGACCAGCCCCCAAAAAATGACCATGCCCGCCCAACATTGAGGCGCCAAAACCGCGATTAACCCCAAAACCGCGCGCTCGTAGCCCCGCCACGCCTGCCCGCTTTACGCAGTGGTTTTCATGCACCTGCACGATATAAGCAAAAGCCTGCCAGAACTGGCGGGCGCCATCTAAAACGATCCTCAAACGATCATGCGGATTCATGCGGCATAGCCATGCAAGCTTATACGCTCATTTTTTTTCTAGAGATTACGCTCAAAAATAAGCAGAATGATTAAGGATCAATCAACAAGCTGGGGGTCACATGGGGGTTCTATTTTTATTTGGCGCTGGTGCAAGTTACGGTAGTGGTCCATGCCTACCAGCTAACCCACCTTTAGGTAGAGATTTGCTTTTACGGATGAAAGAGGAAGGTGGCATCGCCTCAACGATTGAAGGAGACTTATTGGATTGTTTCATTAATGACCCTGAGAAAGGCATGGTCAAGTTCTTTGAAGAAAGAAATAGAGATACCACTGAATTACTTAAACAAATGTGTGCTTACCTTGCAAGATTCAGAATTAATGATGGAAATACTTATGTAAAATTATTTAACATATTAAAAAAAAGAAAAAGCATCTGTATTGCTACGACAAATTATGATCTACTTATTGAACAAGCCATTTCATCTGTCGGTTGTTTTACTCAATACTACTCATCAGAACGAGTCCCGAACAATATTCCAGTTCTAAAAATACATGGTTCTATCAATTTCATACCCTTAGCCAACATCTTTAACATTGGATTTGAAATCCTTCCTGATAGCAACAGCGCAATAATTGATGGCCCAATTGAAATCTATGATAACGCTGAAAAAATAATAGAATACTGCAAAAGTGACACAGCGCTATCACCAGCAGTCGCAATGTATCACCCTAACAAAACTGTTCTGCACTGCCCTTCATTAGTTGCAAAACAGCAAAAAGATTTCCATTCAGAAATTTCAAAATCATCGAAAATATTCATAGTTGGACTTAAAATAAACCCTGATGACAAACATATATGGTCAAAAATAGAAAATACAAAATCCGATATTTATATAATTGATAGAGATAAAGAAGCAACCGAATCATGGATTAATCGAATCAACAAAAAAAACATATATCACATAGCCAATACTTTCGAAGAATCCGTTATGAGAATTAAAAATATTCTTCAACTCTAAGAATAGAGGACCGCTTTAGATTTCAAAATTTATTGCCTAACGCCTCGTTACTCTCGTTGTTCAACCTTGCTGACATCAGAATAAAATCCTGACGCCAGCAACGTTTCTTAATGCAACCAGCTGTCGTCTTCCCAAACCTGCTGCATAATTTCCATCACCTGCTTTTTGTCTTCGTCCAGTTTTAAGCCGCTCAACTCCAGGCCGTTAGCGCTTCCCTTACGTATGCGGATTGCCGTTTTTGGATAAAGAGGGCGCAAATTTCTGTAAAGCTCAGATTCAAGGGCTTCCAGTGTTGCCTGGCTTATCTTCTGCTCTTTATCGATCATTATTTCAATGCGCATAAAGCCCCCTTTAGTTGATAACGTCCATTGCCTGGCCGTAATCATGGTTACGAATTTTCGCCATCAGCTCGTCCGTTAGTTCCGACACCCACTGGATCGCAAGGCGTTTCTCTTCTTCGCTACACTCACTAGCCGCTACAAGCTTGATAAAGAAATCAATACGCTGGAGTTTCAACGACTCCAAAAGATAGTCCTGCATTTTCCCTCCTATCCTCACTACGGGATAAACCAGCCAGCATCCCCAGGAAGAGATACCGACAACTGTATGCATATACACTGTTTATATATACAGTATATGAGGATTTTGAGGTTGTAAAATATTTTTTAACAATCAATCAGATGAGTCTGTTTACTGAGGTTAATCATTAACTTCACTCAGCGCCGTCATTATTGCCAGTCGCTCAGCATGGGCCAGAGCTGCGAACTTTTCGCGCCAGCGCTTCGCCTTGCGTTTAATGCGCTCCCTGTCGTTGTAATCCTTACCCGCAAAGGTGTGCGAGTAGGCTCGCCCTTCCGGGTAATTCATCCAGATTTTCTCTGTGCGCACACCGCCGCGCGTCATGGCCTGAAATTCTTTCTGACGCCAGCCCGTTAACAGTTCGTCATAAAGCGCTGATGGGTAGCCGGACAAAATCACACTGGCATTTTTTTGGCAGGCTTTTAAGGCAGGCCAGCAGCCGCTCATGATCGGCAACGGTATATTCATTGCGATAACGCGCGGCACTGGTGCGCGTTTCATGCAGATAGGGAGGGTCTGCGTAAACCAGCACACGACCGGCGGAGGAAAAATCGAAGTCCCTTAAAAACTGCACCGCATCGACAACATCGATAAAAAGGCTATCGCCCACGGCATCAAGGAAATCAGCATTGCCCTGGCAGAACGCCTCAACCGTCAGGAGATCAATATCAATACCCCAATTGCGGCGGGTCGGTGGCTTACGCAACATGACAGCGCCACTGCCCAGGTGCGTCTCAATGTAGGTATCATGCGGCGGCATTTCCGCAATAATCTTTTGAAAAACACCGCTTGCGGCCTTGCTTCCCAGATAGGTCATGTATGTTTTCCTCAACTCCTGATTTTGTTTTACTTCACCTGCAGCACAGTCAAAAATGACGTTACTCGATGAATGGCCAGCACTGTCATTTCTGACGGTGAATGCCGGAACGCGGTACCACACCGTCAGACCTGACCATGTTGATCACGGGCTATTCACGCGCTGAAAATGCACGCTTCATTCGGTTCAAAAGGTCATCCGCCTGCTGTTTAATCTCCACAATCTGGGACGGCAGACGTTGAACACCTGCCGCAGTACGGTTTCGGACAGTAAGGCGCCCTTCTTCAACCGTTAACACCTGATCGCCAAAGGCAACCACCGCGCCAGAAATCAACGAACGGACCATTCCGGCACTGGCATCCACACCACGCAGAGACAGCAGCTCACTAATTTGCTTTTCCTGCTCCGTCATAGGGCTGGCTTTTGGCCTCACTTTGACGCGCTTGTTAGTTACCCTTGCCGCGTCGCTCAGCCGCTGCGCTATCACCCGTTTTTCTTTCCGGGATAAAGAGCCAATATCCGCCCAGCTGGCACAGTCATTAATGACCGTGCCGCCAAGATCGGCGCGTTTTTCAACCTCCCGCGGCTCCCGCGTACAGTTATTGACAGAACTCCGAGGGGCGGCGGGGCCGCCTGAAAAATCAAGGTCAAAACCTGAAACGCCGTCGGCCTGACGTTTCGGCACGATTTTGTATTTGGTAGTGCGCGTATGAATCAGCGATTCCGGCCCACGGATCGGGGAATAAACGCCGGAAATTTTGGAGACGTCATCCCCGTAGAGGTTGCCGTTTTCAGTGACTTCATAGCTGAGGCGCACGCGCAGGAGATCACGGGGAACCAGCGGCCCCCCCTGCGCACTCACGTACAAATCCCACGCGCTGCTGTCGGCAGCCTGACGCACTGGCTCAATTTCGGGGTGCAGGACCAGCTCACGATCACCGAGGCGACGTAATTCACGCCACACAGTTACCGGTGCGCCGCCTATTTGCTGGAACTGACGGATCGCCCAACGAGACGCCCAGGCACTTACGCGGCGGGCCATTTCTTTCAGAGGCTTGCCGGTTTCATCATCCAGATCATCATCAAGCTGATAGCCATCAATATTTTTTGAAATGTATTTGGCGATATAGCCCGTTGCGCTGCCCTTCTCTTTCTCGATGGGTTTCATTTCGAAGCGGTTTTCAGCGGCGCCAGGCTCATTCCCATCCTCACGCATGGCGTGCTTACGAAAGATTGCTGTTGCCGGTTCGATATGCTCCGGGCGCATGAAAAGCAGGAGGTGCCAGTGCGGGGTTTCGTCGTGGTGAGGCTCAACAACGCGAAAGCCAAACACGCGAATGCCATTGCGCAGCCAGGCCGCACGCGTGCGCGCCCATACTTTGCAAAGATATTTCTGCGTTTCACGCGGTGACGCGCCGCTGTATTTGTTGTTCCGGCGCCCGTCGTACTGCATTGAGTGATATTTGGATGGAGCGGTAAGCGTGAAGAACGCCCCGGCCAGCCCGGCCTCATCCGCTAAATCTTCGAAACCACGCATGCGCGCCATCAGCTCACGACGACGGTTAGCTGGGTTGGCAACGCTGCCGGCCACTTTATCAATCAGCGATACACGTTCTCCGGTGTCCTCATCTTCCAGCTCCATCGCTTTCAGAAATTCGCGGTTGGCTTTCTTTTGAGCCGTCCACTCCTGCAGGCATGGATCACTGCAGTACGGTGCTGATTTCTTGTGTACGTATCCAGCCGCAACCATCAGATGTTCACGCCAGCGAGCGTGCATACGACGCAGACGATTAAGCCACCACTGCGGAGACTGCAGGCGGGCCACTGCTTTCAGTGCGTCTTCCGCCTCCAGTTCTTCTTTGCAGTAGTCCGTCCAGCACGGGACCGGTGTTTTGAGGTGATTGGCAAGAAACCCCATGCGGCCATAACCTGACAGGGTGGCGAAATGGGGATCGGAAGTGCGGGCCATCTGGAAATCAAACTCGCGGTTAAACTCGCTACCCAACAGATCAGCAAGGTTATGCGCCAGCCGTTTCAGCTCTTTTTTTCCAGCCCAAAGCAGGCGCCAGAATTGTTCACGCAGAGGCAACAAAGCCGCAGGCATAACCCCCTGCGGCAGATACTGCTCGTTGACCTGATCTATACGACTCAGAACGAATCGCTCAAAGGTATTGATTAGCCAGGCATCAGTCGCTTGTTTGCCTTTACGGTCTACCTGTTCAAGTTTTTGAGCATACATACGACGGACAAAATGAGGCAGCGAAGCCAGGCGACGACGAACCGCCCGGCCCCGGTCTGGTGCTTCATCCGTTTCTGCCAGTTCGGCAATCGACAAACGCTTGCGATTGCCGTCCGGCGTCAGATACATGATCCCCGGCGCCGCATCGGCTTGCTTAAAACCGCCGATTGCAGGACGCGGAACATTCCATGCGTATTGGAAAACGGTGTCAGACATTCTGACACCCCATCAAGTAAGCACGGACAAACGCCGTTGCGGCCTCAGCGTTTAGGGCATTTCCGTAAGTTCGAATTCGTCCCACTCTGGAGGCAGCCCCATTAACCAGAGGCTTAAGGCTGGGTTTAACTGGCCGCCACTTTCCATCTCTGCACAACAGCCAGTCAGCATCTCTCCAGAAACCGTTAACCGGACCGGGCCTGCTATCTGTGCTACTACGTCCAGACGGTCTATCGAGATTTTCACATTGCGAATCCGCCCCCCAGGATATCCCCCCTTGTGATCGCTCGCCGTTGTCGTGGGCCAACCAGCCATCTTGACCAGCTGCGCAAGGCTGCTGCCGGACATTCCCGCGGTAATCCCCTGCCCTCCCCGCCTGCTGTCGCTCGCGCTCGGAGTAGTCCAGCCCGAAAGCTGCGCCGCTGTCTGCAGGTTTAACCCACCCTGACGTCCCGAATTGCTCGGATGTTTCCAGGCATTCGCTGTTGGTGTGGGCCACCCAATAAGCTCGGTCTCTGATATTCGGCGCACCGACGCTCGCAGCCGGAAACGCGCACGCCCCGAAGGCATAGCCCAACGCTTCCACGTCAGCTTGTACAAGGTCGATCCAGTCATTCGCGTCAGAGCTTGCAGATTGTTCGCCAAAGACGACGACAGGGCGGCGCTGCCCGACCAGCCAATGCATGGAGGGCCATAAGTGCCGCTCGTCATCAAACCCTTTTCCTTTGCCTGCCGCGCTGAAAGGTTGGCATGGGCAGGAGCCTGTCCATGCTGGTCGCTCGTCCGGCCAGCCAGCACGGCGCAGGGCATATGACCAAACACCAATCCCTGCGAAGAAATTGACCTGAGTAAAGCCTCGTAAATCGTCGGGTCTGACATCTTCAATACTCCTTTCATCAACTACCCCCGGCATAATGCGACCGGCGGCCATATGGACACGCAACTGCTCAGCTGCGAAGGGATCTATCTCGTTGTAATAAGCCCACGCCCTCACGCCTGCACCTCATACTTCACGCTGCAGTCAGGACCGGTTGCAGGATCAAATCCAAGCCAGTGACACGATTTTGAGGTAGCAATGATTTCCACGGCAGACTTACCTTCACCAGCCGCAACGCCCATACTGCGGTTTGCGGTAAGGCGGTGATGGGTGAAATTCCGATAAAGGGAGCGAGTAAGTGTGGTGTCACTGTTTGAAACGATGACCGGATGGCCTTCTGACGAGCGGCGTTCAAGAATAGATGCCAGGCGATACTGATCGTCCTCTGTAAAACCGGCAGTGTGGTAATTACTAAAAGTCCCGTCATAAGGAGGGTCGCAATAAATCACATCGCCCGTCTGCAACAAAGACAACGTTTCTTCGTAGTTAGCGCAAACAAAGGTGGCTCGCTTCGCTTTCTCAGCAAATGCGCGGATTTCACTCTCAGGGAAATACGGCTTTTTATAATTACCGAAAGGGACGTTGAATACACCGCTTAGGTTGTAGCGGCATAACCCACGATAACAATGGCGGTTTAGATAAAGAAAATAAACGGCACGGTGCAGTCGGTCTAATTGCGGATCGTGGTTAAAAGCTTCACGCACACGATAATAATTTTCAGCGACAATAAAACTTTCAAAAACCGCCTTAGCAAGATTAATAAAGTTTTCTGTGTCTTCTGCAATAGTACGATACAGATTGATTAAATCTGGATTGATATCTGCGACAAGATAATGAGGATAGTCTGTTGCCATCATCACAGCGCAGGAACCTGCGAAAGGTTCAACCAGTCGAGGGCCATCTGGGAGGTGCTTTTTGAGTTCGGACATGATGGCGGTTTTGTTTCCCGCCCATTTCAGGATAGTGCTCATACAACGCCTCCGTTGTAGTGCTTGCCTTTAAGCTCTGCGATTTCCTGACAGGTCACACAGCACTGCACGCCCGGAATAGCGCGGCGGCGAGCTGGAGGGATCGGCGCATCGCATTCGATGCAAAGCACACGGGAAACGCCCGGCGCTCTGTTGCGGGCAGTGTGGATGTGGCGCTGGCGTTCTTCTTCAACGCGCTGTTGTACGAGGTCCATAGAGTCAGCCATTAGTGGAGCTCCTGAGATTCGTTTTCGTAGCGGGTTGCTTCGCAGCGCAGAAGTTCAGCTGCTTCAACACCGTTTAACCCTTTGTTGGTGATGTGGGTTGCCAGCGCCTCAAGGCGGATTGAAACTGCGAGCGCGCGGCCTTTGCGCTCCTCACGTTTGGCAATATCGATCACAGCCATAAGCGAATCGGTTTCGGCTACAAACATTTTTCGTAATTCTTTCTGCATTGTTCTCTCTCCTGAATTTGGGCAAAAGAATGCCCGGCGGGTTTACGCCATTAATTTCTGTTGTGGGTTAATTCGGCATGGTTAGCCGCTTGGGAAATAAGCTCACCACTGCACGAAAATGATTCATTGCTTTAACCAGTTCCCGCTTTTCGTCAGTAGTCAGATCACTAATATTGACGCCGTGACGTTCTGCCGGAATTTTTGCCATAAAGAATATGGCAGCCAGTGCGCGCTCATTTTGTTTATGGTTTATATCGCGACGGTCACGCATATCTTTAATGAACCTTTCAAGCTCTGGCTCAATATTCAGACCAAACACACTCGCCCTTAATTCAGCTATATGGTTCAGTCCTTCAAGCCGTTGACCCGGGCTTAGTGGAACAGTCGCAGAAGTACCTTCAATAGCCATGGTTTCACCTGTTTGGTAGTGGTCAGCCCTGCCAGTAGTTCTTCCTGAGAGCGGGACGGGTGCCAGCGCTTGCCATCTTTCCCGATAATCCAGCCATGGCTGTAGTGCATTGCCGGGCTTTGCTTTACCAGCAGCGAAGCGAATGAAGGTTCTTTATTCAGCATAAGCACCTCAGATCAGACCAAACGAAGCGCTGAGGCCCGTCACAGTATCAACAGCACTTGCCATTGCCGGGTTGTACTGTAGGCGCGCGTGCAGGGAAACAGCTGTTAGTGCCATCAAACGAGTAACAGAATTGATGCTTTCGATAACCTGGCGGCGTTCCGTTGTTGTCTGGTGTTCGCCAGAAACAGCGCTTGCTGCAACGCGACCGATCTCTGCTGTAGCATTCAAAACGTAATGAGGCATTTTCTCACTGGCTACTTCGTTCAGCGGCACACATGGCAGGCAATGGATTTGAGCCAGGAAACCGTCAACGAGTGTTGAATCCTCTGTAATATCGGTAAGCATCCAAATTTCTGGCGCCGTAAGTTGATGCGGTTGCTCCGGGTTCAGTTTGTTGCGCAGCGTCTGGACATTCATGCCTGCGCGGTCTGCCAGCTTCGCCATATTGTGACGCTGTGCGAAAGCGCGGCAGGCTTCATCAAAGTGAGGATGTTTGGAAACGCGATAATCAAACATGTTCTAAATCCTTTCTTATCCCAAAATGGAACTATCAGGCTTGCATTGTGACTTCGCAGCCTTGGGCCGCTTCCATCGTCAATGCGAACATGTTGATTTCGATAAGGCTGTTTACTCCGGCTTTTTTCCTGATGGGCAGGCGGTTCTCCCGGATCATTTGACGGGCATAACTAGGTTTGTAACCAGTACGCCGACAAAACTCATCCAGTGTGATGAATGGCTCAGATACCACGAGATTGATGCTGGGGCGCATTGAAAAATTACTTTTCATGATGCACTATTCCTCAGTTTGTGTTTAAAACTTCACTATTCGGAACTATTCGCAATCATTCCGAACACCACAAAACCGATGATAGGATCGCATTTCAAATATGTCAAACACAAAAGAGACCCCACAAGCGATCTCAAAATACAACTTCCCATCACAAAGTGGTGGAAAGGAGGCGATAACCCGCATCCTTAAAGCCTATGGATTCAGTACCAGACAGGCATTGTGCGATCACCTCGGGGTATCTCAGAGCACAATGGCAAACCGCTGGATGCGTGATACTTTTCCTCATGACTGGCTAATTGCATGCCATCTTGATACGGGTGCATCTATGCTTTGGCTTACCACCGGGCAAGGCTCCCCCATGACAAAAGCGGACAGTGATAGCGGATTGCCTTTGCAATTAAAAGAAATCTCAAATGGGATTATCTCCTCTACTGAGCAAGTTCGTTACGATTCTCGCCTCATCCCTCAAGACGCATCGTCACCATTCATTGTGAAGTTTGAAAATTCCTTCTATCTAGTGGACGAGTTCAGGGGAGAAATCAACGATGGAGTCTGGTTGATTGAAATCGATGGCTTTATGAGTATCAGACAAGTTTATCGTCTTCCTGGCGGACGCTTACGCGTTGAGAACGGCCCCGCATCCTTTGAATGCACACCATCGGATATTAAGACCAACGGCAGAGTGATTAGCAAAATAACGTTTACTGAATAAGGAATATTGGTATGACTCAATTTAGCGCTTTCAACTACACACAAAATAGAGATAAAGCCATTGCTAACTTAATCAACGTGATTGAGGGAATGACCTGTGATGGAAATTTAAGCGAAAAAGAAATGATATTCCTAGATACATGGCTCATGGAATCAGACGTTCTTTCTCAAAACTATTTCGTAAATTGCATTAGAGAAAAGATCAGTGAAATTCTTTCTGATGGTGTGGTTGAAAAGGCTGAACTGGATGAGCTGAAAGACCTGCTCCATGAAATGCAGCGCGGATTGATGGACACTCCTAACATAGACCTTTACTCCGCAGATTCTGACAAGCACTTGTTAGAAGGTCTCTGTAAGGGGCTTGCTTCCGACTATCATTTAAGCGATGAAGAAATCCGCTATTTAAATTGGTTCTTATCGACAAATGCAGCTTTAAAAAGCAACTATCCCGGTAAACATCTTTACGAACTGGTTCAATCAATCCTGAGTGATGGAGTGATAACAGATGAAGAACGCACCAAATTATTACAAGAAATTACTGCTTTCACTGGCTCAAATATTTCTGAGGGTATTGTAGATGGGTATTCCACAACATCGCCTGTTGACCTAATTGATGAGTTTAACTCTACAAATAGTAAAGTCTGTCTCACTGGTAAGTTTCTATGTGGCTCCCGTAGACAATGTGAAAGTGACCTTTTAAAGCTTGGCTGCCAAATTGTTGATCGTGTTACTCAAGATTTGGACTATCTAATTATTGGCGCCCTCAGCTCTAAGGATTGGAAATTTCAAAGCTTCGGAAGGAAGATAGAACAGGCAATTGATTATCGTGACAATAAAGGAGTTCCGCTCAAGATCCTCAGTGAAGAACACTGGCAAACCTTAATGCGTGATAATAATTCTATATCTCAATAGGCCTGCAGAATGGCAGTAAGCAAATTAAGCAATGGAAAGTGGCAGGCTCAGGTCTTCCCCAACGGTAGAGATGGGCGGCGTATTCGTCGCCAATTCGCCACCAAAGGGGAAGCTATGGCCTTTGAACGCCACATTAAGGATCAAGCACAGGATAAGCCTTGGTTAGGAGAGAAAGCAGATAAGCGACGGGTTACAGACCTTGTTGAAACTTGGTTCAATGCTCATGGAGTTACACTCTCTGATGGCCTCAAGCGTAAGGGGGCGATGGAGTTTGCCTGTTTCGCCATGGGCAACCCTCTTGCAACTGAATTTAACGCCAAGCTTTTTGCAACCTACCGTGAACAACGTTTAAGCGGGAAAATTACACGTTCTGATCGGGTAAAAGCAGTGACACCCCGCACCGTTAATCTTGAGCTGGCGTATTTCCGTGCCATGTTCAACGAACTGAAAAGGCTGGATGACTGGAGTGCGCCCAATCCGCTTGAAAACGTCCGGGAATTTAAAATTGATGAGGCAGAGCTGGCCTGGCTAACAGTCGAAGAAGTCAAGCAACTGCTGGAAGAGTGTGAGAAAAGTAAAGCGGTAGATTTAGTAACCATCGTCAAAATATGCCTTGCAACCGGCGCACGATGGGGCGAGGCGGAGTCACTTACAGGTAAGCAAATCAGCCCCGGCAAAATCACTTATATTAAAACCAAGGGCAAGAAAAACCGCGCTGTTCCAATCAGTGATGAACTTTACGATATTCTCCCAAAAGTAAGAACGTCAAAACCGATTTTTACTAGATGCTATTCTGCATTTCGAGGAGCCATTAAACGTGCGGGGATTGAACTACCTGATGGGCAGCTATCACATGTACTAAGACATACTTTTGCAAGCCATTTTATGATGAAAGGGGGTAATATTCTTGTACTTCAGCGAATTTTAGGGCATACAGATATAAAAGTTACTATGCGCTATTCACATTTAGCTCCAGAACATTTGTTCGAAGCTGTTTCGCTAAACCCATTATCTGATTTAAAAAAATTAGAATCTTTAGATGAGGAGGCTAAAATACATGTCTAAAATTGACACATGGTTCGCAAGAATAGCTAATTTATCACAACTAGGCGTTTTAATATTAGCCGTTTTTGGTTATTTTTACACAGTGTTACCTGTTTATCAAAAGTCTCTGTTAGATGAGGAAATCGCAAAAAAAACTTTGGAAATAGAGAAAAAAGACAAACAGATAGCAGCTATAAATAAAAAATTGGAAGAAAGAGCTAGTGAACTAGAATCATTATCCAGTGAGATTAACAAGGCAAAAGATGATGCTGCGCAAGCCAAAACAAATCTCCGAGCCATGCAAGGAAAGTATTCCAAACAATATTCTGAATTGAGAGTGCATTTACTATCTCAATTCATAAACTTGGCTTATTCCCAATGTTATGAAAAGAGCTGGGAAATACAATCATTAACTAATTGCTTTATTAAAACCTCAGAATCTGCGGAACTAAGAGAACTTAACAACAATGACATTAAAAAATTAAAAAGCAGCATTTCTCTTATAGCCCCTAAACTTATATCCAGCTATAAAGAGCAAAAAAACGAGCTCGATAGTAAGTTAAAATCCTTATCACTTGAGAAGGACTCCATTGAAAAAGAATGCGAAATTAACAAAACGAAAAAGGAATATGAAGACAGATTTGAAAAAATTAACATTGATTATGATTGCATTAGAAAGAAATCAGCAGCAGACAATAAAAAAATAGAGCTAGAAATGAGATTTATTTTTGCTAAGGAAAAACTCATGTCCAAAGCTCTAGAAGACATTGCAAACCGTACTGTAAACTAACAAGGTTCATTTTGTTAATATTAAAAATGAGGAAAATTTCAAAAATGATGGCAGCAAAATGGCAGCAGATCTATTTAGTATACGACAATATTGTTTACTATTCTTAACCTCAACCCGTTGAAAATAAAGTAAATTATTGTTTTATAAGCGTTAAGATTGGGACTCATAATCGCTTGGTCGCTGGTTCAAGTCCAGCAGGGGCCACCAAATTTTAGCTTTAGAATCATCCAGTTAAGCCACTCGATTGAGTGGCTTTTTTGTTACTCAATACATGAGTGTCGCACGAAAGTAAGAGAGTCTCCCGCTCATCAAGGTTTTGATAAAGCCCTTTACACATGACTAATAGGCCAAAAAGTTGCTTTCCATAGACTTTTGACTTTAAATTCCCGCGACAAATGAAAGGGAAAGATAAGTAATGGATAAACAAGCCAGAGCAAATCATTTACGTGAATGCTTACGCCAGGAAGTAATGATGAGTTCTAAGAAGTTTTCGTGGTTCGGGGTGCTGCATAAAGCTATCAAATGCCCTAATCGCCGTTTCCACTTCTGGTGGCGCATTGCTTCATACTGGCATCATTCAGACAGTAACTTCCTGAAAAAACGAGCTACTAAGATAAACAGAAACCTCATTTTCAAATATGGAACTGATATTCAGTTGGGCGCACACATCGGACCCGGAATGGTGATTTCCCACCATCAAGGGATAGTGATAAACGGCTCCGCTGTCATCGGACACTCTTTGCGTATCAGGCAGAACATAACGGTTGGCATTACCGGTGCGAATGTCCATAAAGAGCCGATATCCATTGTTATTGGCAACAATGTCAGCATTGGCGCGGGTTCCTACATCATCGCAGATAAGATTCGCATCGGTGACAACGTTGTAATCGGCGCTATGTCATTTGTGAACAAAGACATTCCCAGCAACACCACTGTCTATAGCGAAAAAACTTTGCATGTCATACCTAACAAATTACATGCAGCATGAAACAGGCACTGCTACACGTTTCAGTTTTTTAAGTGATTTCCTGCCCCCAAACCCGCGCCAGCTCTCACCGTGCGGGTTTTCCCTGAACTTCTCGCCTCCTAAATTTTGATCTTTTTTCTCATAAAACCTAAATATCATTAATTATCTGATAGTTACAAATTTCATTAGATCCTCCGCAGATCCATAAAAGTGAAAAACACTGAAATTCTTTTCAATCTTTTCAGTTCTGGTTTTCCGCAAAGCCGCCAGCACTGGCGAGGTCTGGCAGTCTGGTTTGTAGAAAAATAAAACTGAAAAAATTTGATGATCCAAAAACCGCAGGCGGGTGCGGTGTAGAGCGATTTTGGTCTGCGAAAGATTTTTTTGGTCATGCTGTGACGCGCCAGCGCCCTGCTGTGCGCACGATCTGTTTTAAGGGTGGCTCTGAGTGTGCGAAAAGGCTGAACGCGCCAGAGCGCCGCTGATAGCGCGTATCCGCTGCTGAATCGCCTGGCTGATGTGGGGCAGACCTTTGCCCGGTGGATGCAGCTGTTTCCCAATATCGCACGGGTACGCCGTGAAAACTTACACGCGGCTCATCGGATCATTGACCCGACCGCAAGGGGTTATTTATCTATCGACTAAATTTCCCCTTGTCCCAGCTCTCGCCGCGGGCCGTTAAGTCAATTGACGGCGCGGCCGCTATTCCCTCAGCATCATAAAAAAATGCGGACGTTGTAAAGCTGTACACGGTGCCGTAAACAGTAAATGAGATATTGTTGCCTATGCCGTCAACTTTTGCGCGGGCGGTATTCGCTGTAAGCGTGGGCGCGATATGTTGTTTTTCGAGAGCCACCAGCGGATCGCCGTCAATCTTACTCGCTAAAAAATAACGATACACTTCCCCGGTGGTCATGTTCGAGCCGTCATACTCAGTAATGTATAACCAGGTGCGGGGCGTGAGCTGGCGAACTTGATATAGCCGATCACTAACAGTTAAACGCTGTATATGTTGAAAATAACAGTACCCCGCGACCGCCAGGGCCATAAGAATAGTGGCGATCCAGTGCAGCGTCCTAAAAGTGATGCTGTTTAACAT